TACTGGTAGCTTAGAAGATGTGTACAAAAGAGAAGACGCATTGTCAAAGTTAAACTTGATCAACATCTTAATACAAAAAGATAACTATAGAGCAGTAGTTCAAGGCTTTGGCCTAGACTAATCACCCTCATCGTCTAACATAAAGTCTGCCCACTCATATGATGAACGTCTTACCTCAGACATATTCAAAGCCCCTCTACTACCTGAAAGTATTCCAGCAAGAGCTTGTCCTGCTAGATACCTTCGGGCGGTGAGGGGTTTAACCATGTTTGGGTTACGCTTCTTACGAGTGTAACTCTTAGCTTCAGTCTCAAGTGATGTTGGCTTGTTCATGCTCTGTTATTTTCTTTAAGTTTTTAAAGTACTCAGAGTTGAATCCAAACTCCCAGTCCTTGTTAGGCCTTGTGTCAATCTTGTAGGGATTGCCTAGCTTTCCATACTTAAAGGCTTCCCTACCTTGATCAAATGGTTTCACTTATGTATCTCCTTCATAGCTTCCCGCATCCTCTGCATGTACCAATCAGCTTTGTCCATGTCTTCAACAGGTTTGTTCTTGTACTTGTGACGGTGTTGATACTTAATCATGTTACCCTGACAGTACGCAATAAACCCTGCAGTACCTAGTACCTGCTTGATATAGTCAATGCATTCTATCTCACCTATGTTGTAATGTAAAGGCTTAGTTACAGGATCAAACGAAAGGTTATCATCTGGTAGGTTCCACTTAGTCATAGTTGTATTAGCTTTCTGTGTCTATATTAAAAGGTAATGAAAAGCATTGGCTTACTGCCTTAGCATTATCATTTGGTCTTGACTTGTACAAGCGTAGCATATCATGCTCCCGCCATGATTGGCAAGACTCTTCTGTTTTAAACGCCATGTTGGGGGCGTGTATTGAAAAAGAACTCTTTATATTTACAGGATTAGTAAGTGTTATTGCTACTATATAAACCCATATCATTTTGTTTTCCTTTACTTTTTTAAATGTCCTTCCAAGTAAAGTTTAGCCCTACTAACTCTTTCAAGGTTGTCTTTAAAAGCACCCAACCCGGTGTTACAATTACCACATAACCAAGACCTAAACTCTTCTGTTTCGTGACAGTGATCTAAGACCCAAGACTGTAACATCTTCTGGCCTTTTCTGCTTATTTCTTTTATGTCCCTGTTACAGATAGGACAGACATAATCTTTTTCTGGATAAGAATGGATAGACTTTAAATATCTTAAGACTTCATTGTGTTTCTTTCTACAGGCAACACACTTTCTTTTTATCTCACCTGCTGGCATGTGTTGAAAGTTTTTAACTGGCTGTCTAATTCCACAGTCATTACACTCTAAGCCCCCGTCATAATGAGGGCTTAGGTTATTAAACATTTCAAGTTGCATCAGGTAATATCTACCATCTCACACACGTCACCACTACATGCCATAGTCTGCATACCAGAGGTGTTGTCCTCTTGCTCATAGTCACCGAAGGCTTTCCAATCAAGTTTAACTGGTGACACATCACACATATCATAGAACTGTTCTTTAGTACACTCTTGGTACGGTGCCTGTTGATACGTATGCTCATTGAAAGGCAGGAACGACACACCTGACATTTCATCAAAGTGTTTGTACACAAATGCTCCTACCTCAAACCATTCATCAGCCTTGACGTTGATTGTAACGCTAGGCTTATGCTCACACCAATGACGTTGATACATCAACCACATCTCTAGCTGCTCTAGTGCAGACATATCAGCAGTATGGATAGCACCTAGTGGTGATTGCATTGGGAAGCTGAACACTGTGGTAGCGTCAGGCTTCATTACATCAGGCTCACTTGGTACACCTTGATCAACCATGAACTGTGTTAGTGGATCTTTATTGTCACCGCGTACAGTACGGACATAATAGGGAGAATGACGAGCATGTATTCCAGAAGCTGAATCAACCAGTTGGGAAACTGTTCCACTGGGCTTGACACAAGTAATAGCAGTGCTAACAGGGATAGAAAGCTTGTCAGCCCACTCAGCATTAGTAGTAACAGCCACATTTTTAAGATGCTCCAATGTTTGAGCTAATCCTTTATTAGCCATTGTCATCAGGGGGTTATCCATTATCCCCGTGAGAGACACACCGAGCAATCGTTCTGCTGCGGTATTGTTAGACCACACCTTACGCAGGTACGGAAAGTTGGTGTAGGTTGACTGAATGGTTCCAAGTATAGTTGCAATGCGGACTTTTCTTGAAAGGTCTTGCAGACTATCCGTGGCACGAACAACAACTTCCGTAAGATTACAGAACTGATTCGGGCGAAGGATGATTTCTGAACAAGGGTTTGTCCCAAACTCATAGCAAGTTTCTCTTCGTCCGTTTTTAGCTGCTTGCTTGACCGAAGCTTGTCTATTAAATACACCACGTTCTCCACTCCCACTTTCCATAAGGGCTGTCCACTCCCGCATGAACGCCATGCTGTCAGGTTTCTCAGTGTAAGATACGGAGTTGTTAGCCAAGGCTCTATGCCCTGCGTTCTCCCACCAGTTGCCTGACTTAGCATGACGCATACGATCATCGGATAAATTTGATAACGAAATCATAGCACTACGACGAACACCACCTACTACCACAACCTCACCAATCTTACACATCAAGTCATGACACTCAATGCTAGACAGCTTACGGCCTTGTGCTGAACGGAATGTTGTAGTAGCAAAGTTAAACAGATCAATCAAAGGTGCAGGACCAGAGGCTCTACCACCGAATGTCTTGAGCCTAGCACCTGCAGGACGAACCTTACTAACATCCCACTTAGGGATTTCACCAGCCCATAGGAGTGCTAACACTTGCCTGAGACCTTTCGCCCAACCTTCTTTGCTGTCCTTAACCACGACAGTCGTGTCACTCTCGAAAAGAGTAGGAACATCAGGGAGTTTAGTAATGAACTGCCGCTCAACACTGAAGCCAACCCCAGTACCACAGAGGAGGATGAACATAGCCTCATCAAAGGACTTAGGGTCATCTACGGGTAGGTAGCTGCAGTTATACATACAAGTATTGTCACGCTCTGCTGCCTTACCCGCAGTCATTAGTGACCGCATACTAGGCATAACCTCTAGCCCCAGTATGGCATTACGTACATCTTCAAGGTCAACTGGCTTGAGCCAAGGCTTAACAACATTCTCTATGTACCGTTCTACTGTTTCACCCCACGTTTCTCGTCTGCCTTTATCGTCTAGCCACCTAGCATAACGGCTAGTTGCAATAAAGGTCTGATAGTCTGTTGGTAGGTAGTTACTTTTCATTAGTCATTATCCTCATCTTAGTTATAGTAATGCCATCTATATCATAGATGTATGCATACATAGCCTCATTCAATTCTTCTTCAACACTACCGTCTACTGGTACAGGGTAGTCATCTTCATCAATCTCTAGCCTTATAAGTACATTAGCTATCATGTTCAAGCTCATCTATTAGGCGGTCTATGTACCACCTTGCCTTGCGTAAGTCTTCAACACCATTCTTATAAGGCCACCGCCAGATATACTTGAAGGCATTCTGCCAACAGTAGGCATGGTGTGGCTCTACGTATGATCCCTCTGACATTGCCTTCATTGCATCAATGCATTCAATACCCCCCGAATTATATTGTGGGGGAGAATTGACTACATCTTCATCCATGTCAGCAGCCTCATGTAGTGTCCATTTAACCATTATGCGTTACCTCTTGTCTTAGATGTTAGTGTTAATACATTACCGTCAGATGTATACGATGGCTCATCTTTGTCTGGTACTTCATCATCAAGTCTATTGTTTACAAAGTGATGCAGTGCATCCCTTACATATTCGTCCTCTTCAATGACAGGTATAACAGCACAGAGCATACTACACAAGTGAGAAATGTAGGCAAAGTCCTCTTCATTTAATGGGTTATCTTCAGATGATACCAAGGACACCTGTACATCACCATCCCATGTACCGTCTTCTTGAAAGGGTGAGATACGAATTACAAAGTCTTCTTCTTTTAGTTCGTTAATCATATCCTTGATTGTCATTTACTTCCTCACTATTTTAGGATGGGGGTAAGCAACAAACTTAGTGTCTAATGCTTTACCCTTTTCTTTTAACCATGCTTCAGGCACTATCCTGTCATAACAATCAAAGCCGTACCTGTCACACCATACACCGTATGAACTCTTAGCACCTTTACTTAGCTTACGTCTACCGTTTTCAAACACGAACCGTATATCTAAGTAAGGGTGTTGCTTTTTTATCGCAAGATGCTTACGTCTGTCATTGGTAGTAAATAATCCTTTGGCCTCAATGATTATGCCATTGGGTAGTACAAAGTCTGGGGTGTAGGTTCTGTATGTGAGGTCTTCCCATTCAATCTTCATGGACTCATACGCAGCATCTACGCCTTGCTCTTTTAAATATGTAGCCAGTGTAACTTCTAGGCCACTCCTGTACCCGTACTTTCTAGCTGCACGAAAGCTCTTGCCATTCATCATCTCCAGAAAAGGTGTCGGCTAGGATGAACTACCCAAGGGTCATGCGTCAGGTTTAACTTGGTCAACTCTTCCTGCACCTGTTCATCCATAGCATTGCGTGTGGCAATGGCGTCCCTCAAGGGGCCATACTTCTTATGTTTTAAGTCTTGCTTGGCGGCTTTTAGAGCAGTCTCCATGTCTGAAATTTTTGCTTCAAGTTCCTTTACTTCTTCTTCATCAAACATTAAAAGTCTCCTACTTTAAGTGTTGAGTAATCACCCCAACCAGTTCCAAAGTCACCTGTCTTATTAGCTTCAGCTATAAAGTCAAGCGTTTCTTTAACCCTTTTAGTTGCTTGTATTACTAACTCAGGTGACATAACATGCACGTGTGCTATGTAAGGTGCAGTCTTTTCA